ATGACTCTGACAGTGCGGGCGGTGGAAACTGCCAAACCACGGGAAAAAGGCTACAAGCTGGCCGACAGCGCGGGGCTGTATTTGTTCATCACCCCGGCGGGCGGCAAGAGCTGGCGGGCCAACTATCTGCGCGATGGAAAACAAGCCACGCGCACCTACGGGCGCTGGCCTGACTTGAGCCTGGCAGACGCCCGCAAGGCCCACACCGCTGCTCGCGAGCCATCCACCGCCACGCCCTCAAAGGCTATTGCACCGACGTTTGAGGCTATCGCTCGGGTTTGGCTAAAAAAGCACCTGCCAACCCTGTCTAACGGAAAGCACCAGATACAGGTGGAAAACACGCTGGAGCGGTTTGCATTCCCAACGCTTGGCAAGATGCCCATAGATTCGATTGAACGCACCGAGCTGGTGGCCGCTGTGCAGAAGGCGCAAAACGGCGGCAAGGTGGAGACTGCCCACAGGGTGGCGGGGCGCATTACTGCGGTTTTTGACTACGCGCTCGATGCTGGAATCATCAAGTCCCACGCAGCTTCGAACCTGGTGCGCGTGCTTCAGGCCCGCAAAACCAAAAAGCCCATGGCAAGCATTCACCCATCAGAGGCGGGGGCGCTGCTTCGCGCCATTGACGACTACGACGAACCAGTGACACGGCTGGGGTTGCAGCTATTGGCCCACGTCTTTGTGCGCCCCGGTGAGCTTCGCGGTATGCGCTGGGCAGAAATAAAGGAAGATGGCGCGATCTGGGTGATACCCGCCGAGCGCATGAAGCTGCGCCTGCCTCATGTTGTGCCGCTGTCAGAGCCTGCCCGCGCGATTCTTGGCCAGCTTCGCCTGGTCACTGGCGAAAGTGAGTTTGTGATGGCCTCGCCCCTCAAGCCCGGCCACCCGGTTTCAGAAAACACGCTGCTGTTTGCCCTCTACCGGCTGGGCTATCGGGGAAAGATGACGGCCCACGGCTTCCGGGCGCTGGCATCCAGTGTGCTGAATGAGCAATCCGGCTTTGCCCATGATGTGATCGAGCGCCAGCTATCCCACAAGGAAACTGACGCCGTGCGAGCCGCTTACAACCGGGCTGAGTACCTGCCCCAGCGCCGGGAGCTTATGGCGTGGTGGGCTCAGTGGCTGGCTGGGCAATACGCATCAAGTCAGCAACCCGCCAGCGCGTAAGCCCTCCGATCTTGATTGGCTCTGGTACGGTCTTTTTCTTGACCTCGCGCCAGAATGTCGATTTGCCCATGCTTAACATTTGTGCCGCTTCGGCAGCGGGGACGAGTATTTTTTCTGTTGTGGTCATTTTTTAGTCTTCTTCCTGTAAATCTTGGTCAATTCATGGTTAACCGCGTGGCCGCGCCCCAGTAGCACTTTGGCTACGGTGGCGCGGTCTTGTTGGCTGTGTGTGGCTTGGGTTAGCAGCCCAAGGTAGCTATTTCCCGCTGTAAATACATCTTCGGCAGGCATGGAGCTCAGGCGCTGCAAGGCGGTGCGTACGGCGCGCGGTCGGGTGGTGCGGCGCCATGGTTTGATGACATGGCCAACAAAGTCCACGCCGCGGGCTATGGGCTGCAAAATCGTTTTACGTGGGTTTATCTGTGCGCCCAAGTGTTCTGGCAGCCAGGCTGTAATGCGTTCGAGCGCAGCGTTTAGCCACTGTGGGCTCTGGTGCAGCAGCACAAAGTCGTCCACGTAGCGAGCGTAGTGCCGCGCCCTTATCTGGTGTTTGCAAAACTGGTCTAGCGCGTCCAGGTGCACGTTGGCAAAAAACTGGCTACTCAGGTTCCCAATGGGCAAGCCAGTGGCGTTTGGTGCGTTAAATAGGCTCTTGTGTGCTGGCACCTGTGCCAGCAGATCGGCGCTGCTGCGCACTTGCACATGGCTGCGTGGATCGTGCATCAGTATGGTTTCGGTGAGTGCCATCCACCATGGTTCTGTCACTTTCTTTGCCAGCTGCGCACGCAAGGTGGCTTTGTCAATCGCCACAAAGAAGTTGGACAAGTCCATCTTCAAATAGTGGGCGGGTTGGCTCCAGTTTTGGGTGATGGAGCGCACGCCGTGCTCAAGCTGCTGTGCTGCATACAGCGTGCCCCGGCCGGGTATGCATGCACAACTGGTATGCACAAAGCTGGCGTAGAAGCGCGGGCTAATGTGGTTGTAGAGCAAATGGTGCACGATGCGGTCTCTAAAGTCGGCCGCCCACACTTCGCGTACCTTGGGCCGTGTAACCACAAAGCAGGTGCTCTGGCCTGGGCTGTAGGTGCCGTCTAGCAGCTCGTTGCGCAGTGCGCACAGGTTGGCCTCGGCATTGGCCTCAAAAGCTTGGGCGCTATCGCTTTGGCGTTTGTTGCGTCTACAGTCCAGCCAGGCTTGCACCAGTTGCTCAATAGTAAAGGGTGCCCCACCCCAGCTGGGCGGGGCGGATGAATCCGCGGAAGGCTCGAACCCTGTGCTCGTTGTCCTTGTTGTTCCAATTTGAGTTGCCGTTCTCAAAATCCTGAACAAAGGCGTTGTTGCGGCTGTTCTGGGTTCGTTCGGGCAATCTACATCGCCGGGCTCAAGGCTTGCGCCGATGGGCCCGGAAACTGCGCCGGACCAAAGCGCGAGCTGCTGGGGCTCGCCGGTCTCCGTGGTGCGCATGGCGGTGCAGTCGTCAAACAAGGACGGCTGCAGCGGCCCGACCGGATTCATTAAACGCACGGGCATGATGGCCTTGACCGTCATGCAGCAGGCGCTGCGGAAAGAGTTGCCAAAGTCTGCTTGCGCCACCCGCCTGCCTGTGCGCCAACGGCGTCCAGCAGCTCAACGGATGCCGCCCATAGCTTGGGTGAGATAAGCCGCTTGTCGTGGCTCACACGCAGCATGGCGGTGGCGGCGCGCAGGTGTTGCAGCAGCTTGTCAATTTGCTCCAGCCTGTCCAGTCCGCGCGATGCGTTGGCCATGGCCATCTGCTCCAGCATGTCCACGCACAAGGCGTGAACTTTTTCACCGAGGGTGCGCTTAAAGGCGCGAGGCATCTGGACTTGGACATCCAGCGCCAGCGCCAACAGGTCGCAGCCGTGCTTGTAAATTGGGAGTTCGGAGTAGATTGCCATGGTGTCAAAAAATCGAGCGAACCGGCTGCGCCGGTGTTAAAGGGTTTAAGCGTTCAAGAGTTCAAGTTGAACCCGGCGGAAGGCTCGAACCCTGCGCTCGTTGTCCTTGAGGTTCCAACTTGAGCCGCCGTACTCAAAATCCTGAACAAAGGCGAAGCCGCGGCTGAGCTGGGTGCTAGTCCAGTACCACCCACTGGTGCTAAAAAGTTCGGGCACGTTGGCGTGGGCGGTGTTCATTTCGCCTAGGGCTGGCAGATACCAGTCGCTGTGGCCGTCTATGGTGAGGTCGCGCACCTTGAGGGCGGCAGGGCATTTCGCTTGCGCCATGGCTTTGGTGTTGGCCTTGCCGTCTGTGCGGTGCATGGCGCCATCTAGGCTTTTGCCGTACTCGCCCCACTGCACATCCTCAAACTCGCCTTTGGTGGTGTCTGACACCAGCAGGGCATACGGCGGCTGTTCAATACCGTCCACAGTGGGGCCGCGCAGAATGCCGGCAAAGTAGCCGCCTTGGCCTGGAATAAGGGCTCCAAAGGCCGGGAGGGTGATGGGGTGAGGTTTCATAAAGTTGCTCCTGGTTAAAATTAAAAACGAACCGGCTGCGCCGGTGTAAGGGGTGAAGTGGTCAAGCGTTAAAGTGGAATCCAGCGGAAGGCTCGAACCCTGTGCTCGTAGCCCTCGTAGCTCCAACCTGAGCTGCCGAGCTCAAAATCCTGAACAAAGGCGCTGCCGCGGCTGAGCTGGGTGCTGGTCCAGTAGTAGCCCTCTTTGTCAAAGAGCTGGGGGGCGCAGATGTGGGCCATCACCAGGTCCAGCTTGGCGGGTAGGTGAAAGTCGCTATGGCCGTCTGCGGTGTGCGCTGCGGCCCATTGGGCTGCAGGGTGGCCGCCGTGGGCAAGCAATGCCTTGGTGTTGGCAGGGCCGTCGATATGGCTGCTGCACCCGGTAACTTCTTCGTAGGGGCCAAATGTGGCTTTGGTTTGCTCTTTGCCGGCAATCAGGTGCCGCGCGGGCAGGCCCATCAGTGCGGGCAGGGTGCAGATGTAGTGGCCGCCTTGGTTGGTCCAGTATTCGCCGTGCGCTGGTGGTGTTTGTTGTCCGGTCAGTGGCTCTGCGGCTGGCGCGGCATTGCCGCCTTGCATGCGCTGCAGCAGGGCCAGCAGCTCGTTGGATGGACTGTCCAGCTCCAGCTTCAGGGAGGCGGTCACTGGAATTGTGAGGTTGTGGCTCATGGGTGTCTTTCAGTTGGTGGTGGAGTGAATGGATGTGCTGATGCGGTCCACGTGCCCCGCATCAATGCGGGCGTGCACGGCCAGAATGGCGTCGGCTACGGCCACAGTGCCTGCCGTAAGTGTTTGGGTGTCGTGGATCTGGAGCAGGTCGCGCACGGCTTGTGCGCCGGGGCCGTCAAAGCCCAGGCTTTTGCCTTGCTGCACGTGGCGTTGCGTCATGCGCACCAGTGCGTCGTGCGCCATGCGCACCTTCAGCTCACTCTCTGCCTGGTGGCCTGCCTCGCATAGCATGGTGCTGACGTTGCAGACCATGGCCAAGTCGTCTACATGGTGCAGGTTGCCATGGCCGTGGATGATTTCTGCAAACGCGCTGACGCCTGCAAGCTGCACGCTGGTCTGCTTGGCCTGGTCTAGCGGCGCCTTGGACAGGCAGCGCCATACCGGGTTGCGCACCAGGTTGATGGATTGGCGTTTTTGTGCGCTCGGGGCGCGGTGTTGGCGGTGGTTCATGTGGGTGCTTTCACTCGGTAGCCGTGGGTTTTGAGTAGCTTGATTGCGTCGCGCACGGCGGCGGCCTCGGCCGTGTCGTATTCGTCGTTCCAGCGGTAGAGGCCCGGCCTGATCTGGCGCACGCGGCCTTTGGATATGTCGTGCTTGAGCAGCAGCCACACCAGGTGCGTGCCGAAGTTGGGGAAGTGGTCGGCCATGTCCCATGCAATCTCGGCGTCGGTCATGGCGGCGCCAGTGGCCTTGAGCAGGCGGCGGATGCGCTCGGTGCGCTTAAGGCCCGGCTCGATGGCATCGGCCTCGGCCTTCCAGGTGCGAACGGGCTGCAGGGTGAGGCTGCAGGCCATGTGGATGAAGGGGGATGTCGTCATGCCGCACCTTCTTGCTTTGCACGCTCGCGCAACGCTTCTTGCACAGTCGCGATGATTCGTACTAAGTAGGTTTCGTGTCGCTTTGCTCTGGATAGACTGCCGGCGCTTAAAAGATTTGAGGCTAGGTATCCTGCATCGCAGCCTACAAAGAAGTCCTGCACCGACCGACCACCCATTGCGCCCCAGTAGCCAACCCATGCTGCGTCAAAGCAGACGATGATGATTCGGCCCTTGCCTGGCTCAAAGTTCTCAAGAACTACACGTACCGGGTCAAGCCGTGGCAGGTCTTCAATCAAAAGCATTTCAACGGGCTTCACGGTAATCTTCACGCTGCAGCCCTCCATTCCTGCCAGCCATCGCCATGGCTCCAGTACATCAGCGGCGCGGTGTCGCCCGGAATGATCAGGCGGGCCTTGATGTTTTTGTTTTGGCTGAGCTCAAGCAGGCTGTGTGCACAGTGCTCCAGGTCGCCGTCTTCAAACATGTCCAGGTCGAAGCTGGTGATGCGGCGCCATGCGCCCTTCTCGTTGATGTCCAGGTTGATGATGCGCTCGGTCATGCCTTTATCCTCCTATTGCGGTTTTGTGAAGCTTGCGTGGTGTTGAACGCAGGGGCGCTGTTGTCTAGATCGCGCAGCACCTTGGCTTGGTGGCTTTGGTTGGCGTTGCGCTTCTTGGCCTTGCTTGCACGCAGTGGTGCGCGCTCACGGTAAAGCTCATCAAAGGCACCGCCCATGCTGCGGGCCTTGCCTCCGGGCCATGGCGCGGGCTGGATGATGGGGCGCTGGCTCATGCTGCAGCTTTCATCTTTGCTGCCATGCGCCGCTCCATCAGCAGGCTTGCTTCGTTCTCAAACAGCCACGCCCAAGTCTCCCAGGTGTTCATGCGGCGCTGGGGTGTGTTTAGGTTGACGCTGGCGGGCAGGTGCTGGCGGCCGGGGGTGTCAATCACCGGCCATGGGCGGTGCAGCGCTGCGTCAAAACACATCAGGTCGCGCCGCTCGGTGGCCAGTGCTACCAAATCCCATTTCTTGATATCTGCTTTGTGCTGCACAAAGGTATCTAGCAACTCATACATTTCCAGCAGGTGGCGCTGGTGCATCCATTCAAATTCGTGCCACACGGCGCCCAGCGCCTCTTTCACTGGGCTCGATGTGTCGCCAGTAATGCACTCGTGCGCATCGTGCATCAGAGCTGCCAGCACCAGCTCGGTGGGGGCGCCATCGGCCTTGGCCAGCATGCACACAAGTAGCGAGTGCTCGGCTACGCTGTAAGGTCGGCTGGCATGGCCGGTGTAACGGTTGATTTGCGCCAGGCTGTGCGCTATCTCGCGTATGCCGGGCAGGTTGTCGGGGTGGGTGGCTGCGCCGCCGGCGAGCTGGTGCTCGCGGGCTTCGCTGGTTAGTATCCAGCTCATGTGGTGGCCTTGGTTGCGGTGGTTTTGCTGCTGCCCATGGCCAGCCGCTCTTGCTGAAATGCGCGCTTAAACGTGCGCCCGGCTTCGGTGTAGAAGCTGTAGGGGCAGGCTTCGTCAAGGTTGGTGTATTGCTTGGCAGCGGCGCGGGCTTCGCGCTCAATCTGCTCGATGCTTTTGATGTTGTGGTCGCTCATAGTGGCCACCGCCCGTACAAGTAACCCAAGGCGCTGCCCACCACCGCAACCACGGCCACCGCAGCAACTACGGTGCGGCCTAGGTCGGCTATCCATTCCCAACTGCTCATGTAGTCAGGCAGTACGTCGCGGCCCGGCTCGGCGTCGTCGGCGTGCAGGGCTAGGTGCTGGCGCACAGGTGCGGGGCAATGGCATATGCCAAGCTGGTCACAGCGGGTTTGCATGCAGGTCATGGTGCTACCCCCGCCACTTGCACTGCGCTGCCCTTGCTGGAGCCCTTGCGCGGAATGCATTCGATGGTGGTGGCGTCCACTTCCACAAAGTCGGCATTGCCACAAACTTGGGCTGCAGCCTTGGCAAACCGTGCGCGTGTAGCTTCGTTTTTGATAGCGTCTTGCGCCGCTGCAGATGCTGCCCACTCGGCGCGGTGGTCGGCGGGGCCGTCTAGGTGCTGCATGGCGGCGTATATGCCGATGATGAGCAGCGCCAGTGCCCAGCTTGTGATGGTGTCAACTATCGGGCGGCTCATGCGGCCACCACAGGTTCTTGCTTTGCCGGTGCTGGCTTGGCGTAGATGGCGCGGGCGTCGTGGTGCTCGATGGGCAGCAGGCGGCGCTGGCGGATGAGGGTGGCGCGCTTGGGCATGTCTGGGCCCGAGTCAAAGAAGGCTTCCACCTTCCCATCAAAGCGGGGCTTGGCGCCACGCGGCTCCAGCGCCACCAGGGTGTCGGTACCGATGTATTCAAAGTAGAGCTTGTCCAGCTCTGCCGCTGGTGCGCCTACACACTGCAAAGCCCACTTGGCGGCGCGCTCCATGGCGCTGCCGATGGCCCAAGCATCAGTGGCGTAGCAGCCCACCACTAAGGTGGTGGTTGGCGAGGTGTCCCCATGCTTGAAGACTTGGACCTTGCCAGTCGCGTGAAACGGTGGGAGGGTTGAGAACTTCACGCTGCACCGCCTTGCGCCACAATGGCCGCATCAACGGGAGAGAAAGCATGCTGGTCAAGGGAACTATCGTCCGCATCAACCAACGAAATGGGATGTTCGTCGTGCAAATCGATGGCGGCGACTGCACCGTCTATGACCACCAAGGCGGCAGCCTCATCGCAATCGGACACCGCATGCAAGGAGAACTTGATTCCAGCGTTTGCTATGCGCTGCGCAACCTCAGCACGGGGCAAATCGTAGAGGTCATTACCCAAGACACGGGCTGCAGCCCTGAATATGCCACCGCCCTGATAGCCGCCTAGCGCTGCATCTTTGTCTGCCAGACCTTGGCCAGCGCCGCGCTGCAGATCACGCAGGGCTTTGGCATAGCCCTGCCAAAAGTCGTAAGTGTCGTGCTTGCGCTCGGCCTCAAAAGCTAAGTTACCCAGTAGGCCAGTGGCCGCCCGGTAGAGAAGCGCTTCGACCTCGCTGCGCTGAATTGTGGTGGTTTGCACTTTTCACTCCTTTCCGCCGAAATGTGGCGGGTTGGAGTGAATTATTAGTGGCAATTATATTTTATGTCAACAGTGCCACTGATATTTGATTAAAATATTTATACCGGCATGTCGCCGGACGGGGGTTTTATGAAATTTGTTGGCAAAGAACTGCGCGTTTGCGCGGGTGTTGAAGTGGGCCATGGCCATATAGATGTTTGCTGTTGGGTTTTTGGCGGCAGTGGCGCGATGTGTGTTGGTAGTGTGCGTTTGCTTTTTGATACGCGTCAGCCCATACCGTGGGAACGGTTGTTGTTCGAGCTCTCCAGACCCGTGTGTGTGGACGGGGTTACGTGCATGCCAGTGTCAGCGGCAGCTATTGACAGCGGTGGCCACTTTTCCCACGAGGTTTGCAGGTTTGTAATGCAGCATCAAAACGCCGGACTTCCGAGGTTGCTTGCAGTTAAAGGGTTCGCTAACGGGGTTGTAAGTAAAGAAACCATGCACGCCCGCTTAGTTGACGTTAATGAAGGTGGTGTAGTGCACCCTCAGTCGTTTACCGTGTATTTTGTTGATGTGGCAGCCATGCAGGCAGAGCTAAGCTCTTGCTTTCCTAGCCATCTCCTAGACGCGCCGCAGCTAGACATGGCAGTCTATGCACTGGCAGCGCGCCATTGGCTAAGCGCTTATACGGGCGCGTAATTCAGCCATCGCACGCTCAATCTGCACCAATTGGGTGGTGGTTACCCGCATTGATGCTGTGATTGGTGCGGTGTAAGGTGTTTGGTCTTGGCAGTAGGCTTGGTCATGTCCTGTAGGTGCCGCTAGCGATACCTTGATAAACAGTTCGCCCCCTGTCTCATACAACTCCAGGTGGTGAACTGTGCCCGATCGCAGAGCGTCAGGCAATGGATCAAGGTCTAGAAAGTGCAGTGCGCCCATGGTGGCTCCTTATGCTGGGGTGCGTGGTAGTGGCTTGTCCAGAATATCAAGCGCCCCTTGCTCGTTGGGGTGAATAGTTTTTTGCGTGGCAACAATGGCCCGGCAAGCATCCGCCGCTCTAATTGCATCGTCAGGCCGCTCTCTTCGCAGCTTGTTGTACACCCGTGTAAATGTGGTCATCGTTACCACATCCACCGTCTTGAGCAAATTCTTTATCAATTCAGCCGTAATGCGGGCATCGCCTGTAATGTCTTGGCAATAGCGCGCAATCACACCAATTTCTGCAGACCGCACCGATCCATCCGCCTTGGCCATGTAGAGCATTAACTTGAGCACGTCGTGGTGCTCGCGGTACAACTGATCAAGTATGGGCTCAGGTGAAGCCTTCCATTCGGCATTGAGTTGCGCTTGAAGGTCGGGGATGATCTCCCCGGTCTCCATGTCAATTACCTGTTTCATGCGGTCAAACCGAAAGGTGCGCGTGGCATTTCTTAGGTGGCAATACGCAATGACTAACCCATCGCGCCGGTCCGGCTCGAAAGCCCGGATGTCAACGACGCGCTCACTCTCGTTGTCATGCGTATCAATGTAGCGCAGACGAACGCTTTTGTTGATACTGTGCTGGGTAACAACGTCATAGAACGCGCCCTCCCAAGCGTCTTTGTCTTGGGCTTCGTGTTGTGGTGCCGAATAACTGGTGGCGATCTTGGGGGTTGCTTGAGGCATGGGTGCGCCTTGTTTTTTTAGCAACAACCAAGCCACTATTGCAGCAATAAACAGCAAAAAAATCCACATGTTGTCTCCCATAGTTGTACTAATTTCACCCGTTTGGGGGATTTACAGGGCGGCTCCAGGCAAGGTAAGGTCTAAAGGGCAACCTCAATTGCTGGTTCCGTTTGCCCTGATGGCTTGCTCATCAAAAATCAGCTTAATCTCGTCGTTCATGCGCAACTGGGCGCGGTGCTGTAGCGCGGGGCTTAGTGCGTCGTACAGCTCCCGGTCTACAAGCTCAAAAGGCCATGTTGTTTCAAGCGCAGCGAGGCGCTGGCTGAAGTCGGAAACTTTGCATCCAAGGCCAGCGGCGAAACCTTTGGCCGCCTTTCGGCTCAGCGGCGTTTTCCCATTCAGAAACGACGTTACCGCTGATTGACTGCCGATTTGATAGGTTTCGCCAAAAATTGTTTGAGACGGCCGCTTTTCCTGTGCGTCCCAGATTTCTTTGAGTTTCTTCGACTCCGCAATGGTTTCCGGTGTGACCTTGGCTTTTCTCGGTTTGTTGACCATATCTAAATCATCACCGCAACTGTTATAAAAAAATAACAGCGCCAATGTTGACATTGATTATCAGTGCCACTCATAATGAGGTAATGAGCAACATCAAAGCAATCCGAACCCGCCTGGGAGTCACCCAGACTGAACTGGCCAAGGGCGTTGGCTGCACGCAGGGTAACGTGGGGCATTACGAGCGTGGGCAGGGCATGCCGCCCGACGTGGCCAGGCGCTTGATCGATTACGCCGCTAGTCTGGGTCATGTGCTGACGTTCAATGACATTTACATGCCAGAACCGGCCCGAGGGGTTTGAAGTGACTAGTCGAGTTCCTTCATTGTCTGAAGTTAGTTGCTCGGCCACCTGCCAGTTGGTTGACGTGACCTTGATCGCTGATGCCTGCCAGATGGTTATTTGTGGGAGTCGAGACTGTGATCGAGCAAGGTCAGCAGTTCCAAGCTCTTCTTTACTGCCGCGCCCTGAATCTGTGCAAGCGTCTGCGCCTGCCGATCCACGCGCACTGTGAGAGATATGCGCTCTGTGTCCGAGAAGTTGTGTTCCACGGTGACCAGGTATTCCGCTGTGTCGGTGTTCTGGATGGTGATGCGTGGATTCAAAAGTTGCATGAGTTCCCCCTGTGGTGGCGTTGGTGGTGGTGAGAAGCTCCCATTGTCTGCCTTTGGGGGAGCTCGCATTTTTCGTGGTGGTGTTTTCCATGTCTCTATTTTTTTGTACATGGCTGATAAGGAGTGATACACGATGAAATCAAGAGTTATCACGCCCCCTGACAACCAGCTCACGCTGGTGTTTGAGCCGGGCTTGGCTGAGCGGCATTTGAGTCTGCGCGATTGCGTGGCTAGTGGTGTCTACCAGCGTGGTTTGGGCCGTGTGGCCATCGATTTAAACAAGGCGCCGGGTAATTTGAGCGTTGAGTTGTCGGAGGACGCTACGCGCCATTTCAGCGTGGATAGCCTGGAGTCTTACATCAGCAAGACGGGCGATGTGACGCCCATCCACTACCTGATCGACAAGTTTCTGCAGGACAAGGCCAACACCCAGGCGCAGGCGATGGCGCAGCTGGGGCCTATCTTGGCTCAGTTGGCGCCACTGATGCGCCAGGCAGGGATCACAGCATGATGGACGCAACCTTGGCCCCAGAGGCTGCAACGATATCGAAGCGCCGCCGCCGTACGCAGGCAGACTTTATTGAGGGTGTGGTGCGCACGGCTGTGACCAGCGGCACCAAGGACTTGAGCATGCAGGAGCTGAAAGACCTGCTGGCCCGCCGCTATGACATGCGTATGGATATGAATGTGATTAGCCGTGTGGTGCACGACCTGGTGGCCGTGGGCCGCCTGGTGCGACACGATGGTGCCAAGCGGGCCTGCACGCTGTCCAAAGCCTCTGTGCAGCCGTTCACGGTGCCAGTGGTGCAGGGAAGGATGTTTGCATGATGGCGGCCATTTCTTGCCTTGATATCGTAGCTCTGTGCGCTATGCGTCGGAGGATTTATGGCAGTTGACGCACGCTTGGCGGTTGGTTTGCCGACTCACCCCAAGACCAAGAAGCTGATTAAGCGCCTTGGGCAGGCTGCGGCCTGGAATCTGGTATGTCTGATCTTGTGGTCTGCCGCAAATCGCAGCGATGGCGACCTGGGAGGAATGTCTGAGGAAGATATCGAACTGGCCTCGGATTGGGCGGGCGATGAGGGTGTTTTTGTAGCAGCTTTGACCGAGGTTCGGTTTTTGGACAGGGTAGATGGTCGTTATGTTTTGCACGATTGGCATGAGCATAACCCGTGGGCCGCTGGTGCTGATATGCGCAGTGCTAAGGCTCGCTGGAATGCTGCTAAGCGCCATCACGGCCCTGCTGAGGCTGATCGACTTGTTCCCGAGTTTGCTGCTAGTAGGAATGCTGACAGCAATGCTAATAGCAATGCTACTAGCATGCTAGTAGCAGACAAGCAGCATCAAAGTAGCAATGCTCCGTCTCCGTCTCCGTCTCCGTCTCCGTCTCCGTCTCCGTCTCCGTCTCCGTCTCCGTCTCCGTCTCCGTCTCCGTCTCAAAACAACACGCACCTATCTCTGCCGCGAGGTCGAGGGGGTGCAGCACCCAAATCGCAAGCGCGTGCTGTGGATAACTCAACAGCCGAAAGCCCAAAGCTGTCTCCGGCTCAGCATGCGGTGCAAGCGATGGCGAGGGCAGGTTTGCCAGGTGTAGCGGTTGGTCATCCAGAGTTGTTGGCGTTGATCGACAAGGGTGTTTCCCCTGCTGCCTTTGGGGATGCTGCTGCAAAAAGTGTAGCCAAGGGCAAGGGGTTTGCCTATGCCGTCGGGGTTTTGGCGGGTCAGTTGTCGGATGCGGCTGGGCTGTCTTCCGTGCCTGCTCCTGGGGCTGTGCAGTGGGACCACGATCGGCCCAGCATCGAGGCCACGGGGGTTCGGCTTGGGCTTGGCATGTGGTGCGGTAGCCCGGTGCAGGAGTTGTTTTCGGCCTACACCGAGCGGGTGCGCCTGGCGCTTGAGTCGCAGCATGAAACAGCAGGAGCATGAGCCTATGTCGTCAATGTCAGGCCACATCAGCCAACCCGCTTTGCGGCGTCTACAACTTCGCATGCGCCCCATGTTGCGCCCGATTGGTGGCTTCCACCAGGCCGGACAAGGCACGTGCAGCGGCGATGTTGGCGGCGATAGCCCGCTACAAGCTGAGCCCGCCTCGATCCGTGATTCTTGGTTTGCTGAGCGTGCACGCCTCGGCACCCGACTCAGTGAAGCCGAGCTGCAGCACGGTGTCAAAGCTGGGCTCATCAGTGCAACTCTTCTGAGCTGAGTCAGGGCTATGCAGATCAAGGTTGACATCACTGGCTTGAAGGAGCTTCAGGCAAGTCTCAAAGACTTCTCTGAGCGGCGCATGAGTGCTGCCATTGCTGCGGGACTCACGCGCACGGCAAAGGCGGTTTCCGGGGATTGGCAGGCGGATGTGAATAAGTCGATAGATCGCCCCAATGCGCGTACATCGAAGGCGGTGGCCTTCACTGGCGCTAACGCAGCAAATCTACAGGCTGCTGTGTTCCTCAAAGACCGCATGAGTGGTACGGCTCCAGCCGATTACCTTGCGCCCCAGGAGTTTGGCGGCAATCGTTTGCTCAAGAAATTTGAGCAGGCGTTGATCAATTCTGGTGCTATGCCATCGGGCTATCTCACGGTGCCTGGCAAGCATGCCAAGCTGGATGGCAATGGCAACGTGTCGCGCGGGCAATTGATCGCGGTCATTCGTGCGCTTGGTGCTCAATACTCGCCTGGCTATCAGCAAACCATCAGCAAGAGCGCAGATAAGCGGCTGGCTGCGCAGGCCAAGCACGGGCGTCAATACATTGCAGTCAGCCCACAGGAGGCAACGCGCTTTCGTGTGTCGGCTGGTATCTATGAGCGCATGCCATCTGGTAGCCGCAAAGCCATCTTCCTGTTTAAGAACTCAGTCAGCTACAAGCGGCGCTTGAGCTTGATGGGCCGCGCCAATGTGCAAGAGGTGCAGACCATGGCGCGGGCACAGATAGATCGGGCAATCAATGAAAGTCTGGTGCGCCTCGCTGCGCGTGGTGCGGTCAAGTGAATGTCGGACGCCATGAACACCACCGCCATACCCCCCTGTCAAGGTACTTCCAGAGGCAAACGGGCCGGGGGTTCGTTCAGGCGCGTGAATGCGCTAGCTGCCAACTTTTATGAATGGTGAACGGTGAATTTATGGATGTGAATGGTGAAGGAATAGAGGGTAAGGCTTTGTCTCAGGCGGCCATTGGCCGGGTTTTGGGCTTGGCTCCATCGACCATGACAAAGCACAAAGCGGCAGGTATGCCCATGCATTCTGTGGAGGCTGCGCGTGCCTGGCACAAGGCTCACACCAACATTGCCCAGCGCAAGCCCGCTCCAAAGCCCAAAGTCGAAAGCCGTGAGCAAGCAAATTTTCAGAGCGTTGGTGGCGATGAATTCACTTCAATGATTCGTGCGCACCATGCGCAACAGGATTGCTATGCGCTTGGTGAGGACTTTGATACGGCCCGGACCCGGGAAAAAATTGCAACCGCCAATTTGGCCGAGATTGAAGAGGCGGCTCTGCGTGGCACTTACATCGTAAAGGCTGAGTTTGAGCGGCATCTATTTAACGCCGGCCGCATGCTGCGCGACAACCTGACCAATTGCGCTCGCCGTATAGGAGCGGAGGTTTCGGGATTGACCACGGCAGAAGAGTGTGAGGCTGTGATTGACCGGGAGCATCGTGCAGCTCTTTCCAGTTTTGCGCAGGCGCTTCGGCATAGTGTCAAGATCGATGCCGAGGTAGCGCAGTGAGTTTGCACCCGCTCGAGTCGCTGGCTGCCAGCTTGGAGCCTGATCCAGACCTGCCCGTTGATGTATGGTCAGACACGTACCAGGTCATTCCCAAAGACTCTGGGGCCAATGAGTACGGCAAATTTCGCACTAGTCGTACCCCGCACGCCCGCATGGTGATGCAAGCACTTAGCGATCACCATCCTTGCAAGCGCGTGGTGCTGATGGGTGCCAGCCAGATGCTCAAGACCCAGACCGGGCTCAACTGGCTCATGTCCAGCATCCACCAGAGCCCAGCTAATTTTCTGTGGATCCTGCCCACCGGCAAGCTCGCCAAGCGTGCCAGTACCCGTATTGCCAAAAACATTGCAGCCGTGCCAGAGGTAGCCGAGCGCGTTGCTGCTCCACGCAGCCGCGATAGCGTCAACACCCTAGAAACCAAAGAGTACACAGGCGGCAGCCTTTTCATTGTGACCGCCGGTGCCGCTGCCAACTTGTCCGAGGTGCCTGCTCGGCGCGTTCTGTTTGATGAGGTAGACCGAGCCGAACTGAATGTGAACGGGGAGGGTGACCCGGTGGCGTTGGCCGAGGCCCGGCAGACTACGTTCGAGCGAAACCGAAAAAGCTACTTCCCCAGCTCTCCCACCATCAAAGACGAAAGTATTGTTGAGCGCTTGTATTTGCGCGGCACCCAGCGCCAAGCTTTGGCCGATTGCCTGCACTGTGGTGAGGCTCAGACGATGGATTTTGAGCGCTTGATTGCCAGTGAGGATGGACAGGCGGCCCTCTACCCCTGCATGCATTGCGGCGGCATTCACACCGAGAGCGACAAGCCGCGCATGTTTGCCCGTGGCGCGTGGACTGATGGGGTGGGTGGCGATGGCGAGACGGAGAGCTTCACTATCAGCGGCATGTTTCTGCCGTACGGCTGGCTGCCGTGGATTGCGCTGATGCGTGAGTACAAAAAGGCCAAAGCCAAACTGGATGAGGGCTCTGAGGAAGCCATGATTGCTTTTTACAACACGCGACTTGCCAAGAGCTGGGAGCGCCAAAAAGAGCAAACCAAGGCCGATGAATTGCTGGCCCGAGCCGAGCCCTACAAGCTTGGCTTTGTCCCAGCCGCTGGCTTGGTCCTGACTGCTGCCGTTGATACGCAGGCTGATCGGCTTGAGATGCTGGTGATTGCTTGGGGGCGCGGAATGGAGGCGTGGGTTGTTGACTACCAAATAATCCGCGGTGACCCAGCTGACCTTGCCACCTGGCGGCAATTGGATGAAAAACTACAAGCCCGCTACTCCCATGCCTACGGCCAAACAATGCCCATTCGTTGTGCATTTGTGGACTCTGGTGGAAATGCAACACAAGAGGTTTACAACTACACCAGAATCCGGCGCCACCGCCACATCTACGCCATCAAGGGCGCAAGCCGACCAGGCCGCCCCATTCTTAGCAGCAAGCCTAGCAAAGTAGAGGTGCGCTGGAATGGTCGGGTAGAGCCGCATGGCGCAGAGCTTTGGTTTGTTGGGACCGACACCGCCAAAGACTACCTTGCAAACCGCTGGCGCGTAAAAACAGGCGTTGGCCAAATCCACTTTAGTAGTGACCTCACCGAGGATTTCTACAAGCAGATCACCGCTGAATACCGGGTGACCCTCTGGAAGCATGGCCACCGAGTAAGCCGTTGGGAGAAAAAGCAGGCCGACCGCAACGAAGCCCTGGACTTAATGGTCTACAACACATCGGCAGCGCACTATCTTGGGCTGCACAAACTCACTGAGCCGCATTGGGAGAAGTTGGCGGCTGCCCTGAACCCAAATCAAATCAATCTATTTGCCAGCGAGCTGCCAGCGCAGCAGACAGACGAAGTGGCACCACCGGATCCAAAAGAGTCTAAACAAGAACCCGCAACACCCACAGAGCCACCGGCCTTGCAGCAATTGCAAGCAGTTCCACGGGCGCAAAAAACCACTCCGCGCCCCCCGTTATCCCGCCCCTCTCAACCTCGCACTCCATCAAGGCCATCATGGTGACCAAACCCGACAGCAAGCCACGCCCAGCCGCTGCCAAGCCCGCCGCTCAGGTGCATGAGAACGACATCATTGAGGACATCTTTGCCGCCGTCATCGCCATGGCTCCCCAGTTCCAGGCCGAGCTGGAAAAAATCAAACACGCCAAGCGCCAAGCCTGGGCTGGGGATCGACCCTATATTGCCCACCGCGCGGGCGACGGCACCAGCTCGCGCAACCTGGCTATCAAGCGCGACTACTGGCAGCACGGCGAGCGCATCCCGCTCCTGGAGCGCCGCTACGGCCTGAGCAAAACCCGGCTGTGGGAAATCATCAAGTCCTAGCGCAACCGTCCGCTTTTTTGTCTTAAAAACCGTACACCCCGGCCCTGATAGTCACGCCACATGGCTGCTATCACCCCCACCACCGAGCCCATCACCTTATTGGCTGGCGACACCGCCAGGTGGCTCAAAACCGTGCCCGACTACCCCGCCACTGAAGGCTGGGTGCTCAGCTACACCCTGGTCAGAGCAGCCAACCGCATCAACTTTGCCGCCACCACCAGTGGCACCGACTACCTAGTCAACGTAGCCGCCTCCACCACAGCCGGGTGGGCGCCTGGTGCTTACGAATGGCGCGCGCAGGTCAGCCTCTCGGGCCAAGTGTTCACCGTGGCCACCGGCAGCATTACCGTGCAGCCCAGCTTTGGCACCGCCGTAGATGGCCGCAGCCACGCCCGCAAAGCCCTCACCAACATCGAGGCTTACCTGGAAAACAGCGCCAACCTCACCGCTGCCAGCTACGAGATTGCTGGGCGCAAGCTGCAACGCATCAGCCTGCCAGACCTGCTGACCCTGCGCGACAAATACCGGGGCGAAGTGATGCGGGAAGACGCCGCCGCCAACGTAGCCCGTGGCCTACCAGACAAACGGCGCGTCCTGGTGCGCTTTGGCCCCTAAGCACTCCCACCGCCATGAAAACACCCAGCCTACTGCAGCGCGCCCGTACCAGTCTTGCGCGCGTATTTAGCTCCCCGGCGCCCCAGTTTCGCCGCCTGCAAGCCGCTCGGCTAGACCGCCTCACTGGTGACTGGATGGCCACCGAGCAGTCCATCAACCAAGACCTGCGCAACGACCTCAACCGCACCCGTGCGCGCGGCCGCGACCTGGCGCTCAACAACGACTACGCCACCAAATTTGTGGGTATGGTCAAAAACAACATCATTGGCCCCGGTGGCATACGCCTGCAAGTGCGGGTGGAAGACAAACCTGGCAGCCCCGACCGCCTAGCCAACGCAGCCATAGAGGCCGCTTGGCGTGACTGGGGCCAGCACTGCGACATTACCGGCCAGCAAACCCTGCGCGACATGTGCGCAACTTTGGTGGGTGGCCTGCCGGCCGACGGAGAATTCCTGGTGCGCATGGTGCGTGGCCAAGAGTCCGGCAACAAATACGGCCTCGCCCTGCAAATCATTGATGTAGACCGCATAGACACCTCTTACAACCAGGGCGCCACCGCCAACAGCAACGCCGTCATCATGGGCGTAGAAGTCAACGCGTACCGCCGCCCCGTGGCCCTGCACCTGTTTGTGGCGCACCCCAATGACGGCGCCACCAGCAGCCGCCAGCGCATGCGCTTGGACATCAACGACACCCTGCACCGCTTCAAAGTGGAGCGCGCCGAGCAACTGCGCGGCATCCCATGGATGGCGCCCGGCATGATCAGCCTGCACCACCTGGGCAACTTCAAGCTGTCTGCGCTGCTGGCTGCCGAGCACGGCGCCAACCACTACGGCTTCTTTACCACCCCAGACGGCCAAAGCCCCCTTGGCACTGATGAGGCTGGCGTCACCGTTACCGCCAGCCAGCCCGGCACGTTTGACACACTGCCCAGCGGCGTGGGGTTTCAGGCCTACGAAAGCAAATACCCCAACGAAGTCTTTGGCCCCTTCGTCAAAACCACCTTGCAGCGCATCGCCTCCGGCTGGCGCGTGGCCTATCACAGCCTGGCCAATGACCTGGAGGGCGTGAGCTACAGCAGCATCCGCAGCGGCAGCCTGGAAGAGCGCGACCGCTGGAGCGACGACCAGGAATGGTTCATTGCCGCCTTCATGGAGCCCGTGTACCAGGCGTGGCTGCAAACCGCGCTGCTTATGGGCGCCATCACCATGCCCAACGGCAGCCCGCTGCCCGCCTCAAAGCTGGCCAAGTTTTCCCGGCACGACTGGCAACCCCGGCGCTGGGAGTGGGTAGACCCCAAAGGCGACATGGAAGCCAAAATACTCGCCGTCAAGGCCGGCATCATGTCCCCGCAAGACTTGGCATCCTCCATGGGCTACGACTTTGACGACGTGCTCACCGCCATTGCATACGCACAAGACCAGGCCGCCAATCTTGGCGTGCAGCTCACCGCTTACGACCCCACACCAGGCGCGCAGCAAAGTCCTCCCAAAGTTGCAGCCGCAGCGGGGGGCTAACCCATGCCAACCATAACCTCCGCCGCAAGTGGCAACTGGAGCGCAGCAGGCACTTGGGATTTGGCCCGAGTTCCCACCGCTGCTGACGATGTAGTAATTGCCAGCCCTCACGTAGTCACGCAAGACAACACATCTTGTGTGGGCCTCACGCTTACCGTGGATGAGGGTGGCTCGCTGGTGGCTTCCACCGTGGCCAGTAACCGACTGACCTTGCAGAACGGTGGAAGGGTTTTCGGTACGCACACAGTCAACATGACGGGTAGCGCGTCCATCACCTCTGAGATTGTGCTGAACAACGCAGGCACCACGGATGATCGTCGCCTTGGCTATCGGGGCACTTCCATTGTTACTCTCAGCGGGTTTTCTCGCAGGCGCAAGACCACGCTTCTGACAGCAATCACCACTTCCGGCGGAACGTCTACCACTGCCACGGTAGCCAACGCCACGGGCTGGCAAGTTGGCGACCGGATTGTTTTTGGCACTACGCAGGCCTACAACGCAACACCGCGCACTGACGAAGTTGTGTTGACTGCCGTGAACACTGGCACAGGTGTTATTTCATGGACAGGAAGCGCAGCCTTTGCTCACGCAATAGGTGGGCATGTTGGCAATTTCACCAGCAACGTGGTTTTTAGAACCCCGGCGCAGTCAGGCCGCGCCCATGTGATGAATGAGCTGTCCTATTCAGGGACGCTGAACGCAAAGACATTCTCAAACGTGCTTTTTCAGGGAATGCGCAACGACGACTATGAATCACGCGCCACACTCTCCATACGTGACCAACAGCGCGTTTCACCAAATTCTCTGAATATCACAATCAACGACTGCCCGTTTTACAACAACGTCACGCACGGCTTCGGCCTCGGTGAAGTTGGTTCCCCGTTTACGTTTAACCGCAACATCTTCTACTCCACGCAGATGATTGACGATTACAACGCGATGCAGGCCGCTGGCACGAACTCAACAGGCACGACTTATTCCGACTTTGGAATTTTTCGCGCAACTGGCGGATCGGCAAATGGCGGCATTGGCGGCTCTGATGCTGGTGTGACGTTCAATGATGGCTTTGTGTCTGGTGCGTCTGGTGTGGGCTTCAACCTTGTTGGTACAGGTACAGTGGCCAGAGACTTGGAGATTTACTCCAACCTTGTGGGCATCAGGCACAACAACGGCACTATCGCTGGCGCTCGCATGAACGTGGGCACCTTCAACGCCGTCAACGGTAGCACCACGACCAACGGCAGTGCAGACACACACGGGCTGATTGTCAGCAACACCCTTACCGACAGTTCTTCTCAAACGTTGGCGCTTACCGACATTGGCAACTGCATTGCGGCTCACGCCCTTACATTCGTCAATCGTGGGGGTGACATTACGGTGCAGGAGATTTACCGCCCGTTCATGAGCATCAAGCGCGAGAACACCATCAAGCGCCGAAGCACCTCAAGCATCGCCATCGGGCCAACCAAGCTGGCTACGCCCAGTCAGCGCACGTTATCCATCCCGTGCGCGGCTGGCTCCTCCGTGCGGATTGTTGGCTATGTGCAGAAGAGTCATGCCACCAACGTGGCTGCAACGGTGGCGATCACGGGCTTGGGCAGTGCGTGGGGAGGCTTCACGGCTGCAAACAACACAAGCTGGCAGCTATGGGACACGGGCAACGTCACCAACTCTAGCGGGGCCGATGGTAGTTTCGTGCTGACCTACACCGCCACAAGCTCCAGCGGCCTGACAAACGTGGTGTACTTTGATGGCGTGCCAGATAACCCATTCGTGACCAAGTGCAGGCACTACGGCTTTACCTTTGACGAAGCCAACCCGGTGCGCGTGGTCAATCCGGCCATTCAAGAGGCCGTAGAGGCTACGGCATTTGCTTACACAGGCGTAACCATCAACACGGTTACACCACAGATCACCGTAGGCGCAGGCACTGCCAATACATTCCGCCGACTCTACGACTACACACAGGCATGGGCTTGTGCCAACTTGACAGGCCCGGTGCTACTCACAAGCACAGACGGCAACAACTTTGCATTGCCGACCACTTGCCGCTTGAGCTGGCCCGGTATGGGCGCTGATGGCACGCTGGTGGGCGGTCGTTTGTTGCTTGCCGCTGCCGGAACGCACACCTACAAGCTATCGGGCACGGTCATTGAGTTTCAAGCCACTGGCACTTACGCTATGGGCGCAACGTCTTTTGGTGGTACGGTGGAGCTGGCAAACTCAAGCGGCGGCGCAGTGACTGTGCAGCTACCCGCAGGCACCAGCTACACCCCAACAGGCGGGGCACTGGCAGCACTGAACATCACCGTGGATGTGCCAACGGTCACGCAGGGCCTGGCCTTCACCGGCTTGGTTGCAGGCTCTCAAGTGGTGGTTTACACTGCAGGCAGCACTACCAACGAGTTAGCCAGAACCAACTCCAGCGGAACCACATTCAATTGGAGCCAAGCTGGTGGCTCAGATACGACTGTGGATTACACCGTCATGCGCGCAGGGCGCTTGCCCATTCGTGTGACGGGCTTGGTGGTCAACAGCGCAGTAGTTACAACTCCCATTTCGCAAGTGGTGGACCGCTCCTATGTGGCGTCCACGGGGCTGAACTTCGGCACCACGGCCACGGTCAACACGGGGACCAGCCGATTTACGGTAACGACAGCCACCACCGTGCAGAACTGGTACAGCTTCATGATTGAAAGCTGGATCGCTCAGAGCGCTCTGCGTAACCGGGCATTCCCCATATCCAGCAACGGGCCCAACAGCTTCACGCTGGAAGGCTGGGAATTCTCCGCAGGCGTCAACCTATTGAGCCGGGACGGACTGCGCTACACGGCTTCCGGTGTGGCAACAATGATCTATGCGGCCCTGTACTCGGTAGACACAGCCGCAGGGCTGCAAATCCGCTACCAACAAACGGACGGCGGCACCACGACCAACGCGGCCACCACCGGACAGATTGACCAGCTTATCCAAGTCTTTGGCGATGCAACCCACGGCAACTTTGACCGCAGGAACTGGCTCACGCTCAAGGTGCAGGCTGACGGCTTCGACCAGGCTGAAACCAATGCGATCGCAACATACGGCGCCCTGGAAGACCAGCTATACGTGATTGGCTTGAATCCTGTTTCCAACGGCTTGCCCACTGGCGCGCCCACGGTGAACGGATCACCCGCCATCACCGACCACGGCGCAAGCCCGGTAACGTGGAATGGCCGACCCTACAGCATCACCATTACTGACTCAGCAGCAGGCAACACGGGCCAAACGCTCATGCGCTGGATTCGCTACAACCTCGGCCTTGGTGGCACGTTCCAAGGCAAGCCCGCATTCAACTGGCATGACTTGGTGCAGACCAGCGGCAGCAGCTTTAAGACCATTCGCGGCCCTGTCTACGGCGACACTGGCGCAGCTTTGAAGGGTGTGCGCGTAGTCACCTACGCAGGGGCCCAACACCCGGACTTTACAAGCCACATGGCCGACGATGGCACCACCTTTGTGCCAGTTTTCCCGGCTGCGGCCACCGCCACGGTGTTGGAAGACACGCGGGTGCAGCTTTTCAACGTCACCACCGGCACCGAGCTCAACAACGCCTTTGTGACCGGCACGGCCTACAGCTTTGTGGTGTCCAGTGGTGTGACGGTTGGCGACACCGTGCGGCTGCGTGCGTGCAAGCTAGGGCGTATTGCGGGCGAGGCGTTCGGTATCTGGACCGCGACAGGCCTCACGTTCTTGGTCAGCCAGCCCGTAGACCCGATTTACGCAACATGGGGCATAGACGGCAGCAACATCCCCGAATTCACGGGCGATGTGACCGGCCACATCTACATCGACGCCAACGACCTGGACGGTGCTACCACAAAGACCCGCCTAGGTGCTTGGTATAGCTGGGTGCTTACCACTGGCATAGGCATTACCAACTTTTACGGCGGCGTCACCTACCTGTCAGCCAGCGAGATCCGCATCAACGTGGACATTGCCAACATCATGATCGAAAACGTGAACGCGGCCACAGCGCTGCGCTTTACCGATACCGATGTGCGCCTGTACCGCTCCGATGGCTCCAGCATCATCGCGCCCAGCAGCTACTCGATCCACAACGACTATTCGGGCGTGCCCGATTACTCCATCGTCACTGTGGGCGGGGTCAACGTGATAACCGGGGATGTGTCCACCGTGTTGGCGGCAATACCCAGCGCAGGCAGCAACGCCAGCGCCGTGCGCAGCAACCTGGCCACCGAGCTGGCCCGCCTGGACGTAGCCGTTAGCTCCGTGAGCGCAGGCAGCGCACCGTCTGCTGCCGCCGTTGCCACAGCAGTGAGGGCAGAGCTCTCGACAGAGCTGGCCCGCGTGGATGCAACTATCAGCAGCCGCCTCTCCAGCGCAGGGTACACCGCCCCGACAACACCGCCCACCTCGGCGGCCATCGCCGCAGCGGTGCTGAATGCGGCCACGGCCACGCCGATTGCGTCAAACGTGGAGCAGGTAAACGCCATCACGATCCGCGGCACTGGGACGGATCTAGACCCTTGGAATCCGTAGATGGCCAGCGCATGGGGCAAGTCTTGGGGTAAGGCGTGGGGCAATGCCTGGGGGCCAACCGAGTCCACGCCACCCGCCGCGGCACCCAAGATAGATGCTTACCAAGCCATTGCCAACAACATTTACAACCGCCGGGTAGATGGCCCCTCCAACCATGTTTTCATGCGCATTGGCGCGCGCCACCCGCGCCGCAAATAATTGCAAAACCGTCCGCTTTTTTGTCTTAAAAACCGTACACCCTGCGCCGCACAGTAGCGGCCATGAGCACCAAACCCATCCCTGATGGCCTGCACCGCCACCTAGCCGCCGGGCGCACCGAACGTGCACTGCTGGTAGAGCGTCAGGCCATAGACGAAACCAACCGCACCGCCACCCTGGCCTTTGCCAGCGAGCAGCCCTACGAGCGCTACTGGGGTGTTGAAGTGCTGGACTGCAGCGCCAGCGCCATGCGCACAGGCCGCCTGTGCAGCGGTGCCAACCTCTTATGCGACCACGACAGCAAAGACGTCGTGGGCGTTATTGATTCTGTAGACATCGGCGCCGACCGGGTAGGTCGCGCCGTAGTGCGTTTTGGAAAAAGCGCTCGCGCAGAAGAAGTGTGGCAAGACGTGCGTGACGGCATCCGCCGCAACGTATCCGTCGGCTACATGATCCACAAGGCAGTGCTAGTTGAGACCAAGGATGGGCTGGAAACCTACCGCGTCACCGACTGGGAACCCTTTGAAGTTTCGCTGGTATCCGTACCAGCAGATGCCACCGTTGGCATTGGCCGCAGCGCCAGCGCCGACCCCATCGAGCCCGAAGCGCTGCAAAGCAGCTCCGAGCCCGCGCCCCTTTCTGCACCTACCCCCCTTCCTTCCCTTACTCAGGAAAAAACCATGACCGAAATCGTCGTCTCCGAGCAGCGCAACCACGCCGCCGAAATCTCCAAAATCGCCGCCACCATCCCCGGTGGTGCTGACCTTGCCATGTCCGCTATCCAGCGCGGCCTCACCGTGGAAGCATTCCAGCGCGAAGCACTGGAAAAGCTCTCTACCAAGCCACTGCCCACCAGCGACATTGGCATGGACAAAAAAGAAGTCAAGCGCTACAGCCTGCTGCGTGCCATGAACGCCATGGCCAACCCGCAAGACCGCGCCGCCCAAGAGGCTGCCCGCTTTGAGCGCGAGTGCTCCGAAGCCGTGGGCGACAAAATGGGCAAGGCCGCACGCGGCTTCTACCTGCCAACAGATGTGCAAAAGCGTGACCTGACAGCCGGCACCGGCAACCAGGGCGGCTTCACCGTGGCCACGGACATGTTGGCCGGCGACTTCATCAGCGTGCTGCGCAACGCCATGGTCATCAATGGCCTGGGCACCCGCATGCTCACAGGCTTGCAAGGCAACATTGCCATCCCCAAGCAGTCGGCTGCAGCCAGCGCCTTCTGGGTTGCTGAAAACTCCGCACCCGCTGAGAGCCAGCAAACCATTGCCCAGATTACCATGACGCCCAAGACCGTTGGCGCGTTCACTGATGTGTCTCGCCGCCTGTTGCTGCAATCCAGCATCGACGTTGAAAACATGGTGCAGGTTGACTTGGCCACCATCGTGGGCCTGGCTATCCAGCAAGCCGCCATCAGCGGCACGGGCGCATCCAACCAGCCCTCCGGCATCTTGACGGCCATCACCAGCACAGTGCTTGGCGGCACCAACGGCTTGGCGCCCACATGGCAAAACATCATTGACCTGGAAACCAACGTCGCTATCGGCAATGCCGATGTGGGCTCCATGGCCTACCTCACCAACGCCCGTGTGCGTGGCCGCCTGAAGACAGTGCAAAAGTTCTCCGGCACCAACGGCATGCCCGTGTGGGACGGTGGCTCCTCTCCTGTCAACGGCTACAACGCCGCCGTGACCAACGCCGTGCCAAGCAACTTGGTCAAAGGCACCAGTGGCGCAGTGTGCTCGGCCATCATCTTCGGCAACTTTGCTGACCTGGTGATTGGCATGTGGGGCGGCACTGACATCATCGTAGACCCCTACACAGGCTCTACCGCTGGCACTCTGCGCACCGTGGTGCTGCAAGACGTAGACGTTGCGATCCGCAACACCGAGAGCTTCGCCACCATGGTGGACGCCCTCACTACCTAAGCCACGCCATGTTTGCCGAAGACCTCAGCCCCTTCATGAACGTGTCCGAATTCGGCACAGCGTGCACCCTCAACGGGGTGGCTGCAGTGGCCTTGTTCGATGCGGGCTATGCACTGGGCAACGTGGGGCCCTTCGGCGCATCGGGCAGCGGCCCCACGCTCACCCTTGCCACCGCCAGCCTGCCAGCCAACCCGGTTGGCGTGGCTGTGGTGTGCAACGGGGTGTCTTACACCGTAGTCGAGCACCAGCCCGACGGCACAGGCATGAGCCTGCTGCAACTGCGCAACGCATAGCCATGGCCCACGCGCAGCAGCTCATTCTCAACGCCCTGCAAACCCTGCTTGCCGCTGGCGGCACTGTGGCTGGCACGAGGGTGCTGGTGGACCGTGTGGACCCTTTGCAGCCCACCGATCTTCCCGCCATCGTGCTGCAAGAGGACGGCGAGACCGCCGAGCCATTTGTCGTCAACGGACTGGAGCGCCGCACCCTGCAAGTGCAAGTGCACTGCGTCATTGCCCACACCACCACCGCCGCTGCACAAGCGCGTGAGTTTGGGCTGGCCGCAGAGGTGCTTATTGCCAACAGCGCGGCCCTGGCCCTGCTGGCTACCCAAGGCAGGCGCATCACCAGCAGCCGCCCCACGGCCGATGGCGACACCGACCGACTCCTGGCCGCCCGCGTGCAGACGTGGGAGTTTTCCTACCTGGTGCTCCCCGGGGCGCCAGACACCATCGTTACCTAAACAAGAGGCTCCATCATGGCCATCACCCTCGCCACCGGCACCACGCTCAGCATCGCCAGCACCTACGGCGCTGCCGTCAACATGACCGCAATCACCAACGCCGCCGCAGCCGTAGCCACACTGGCCGCAGCCCATGGCGTGATCGTGGGCGACTTTCTGGAAGTTACCTCCGGCTGGGACTTGCTCAACGCCCGCATCGTGCGCGTGTCGGCCGTGTCCACCAACGACATCACGTTTGAGGGTATCAACACCACCAACGTCACCAATTACCCCGCTGGCACAGGCACAGGCACCATTCGCCGCATCACCGCCTGGACGACTATCAGCCAGGTGCAGAGCTTCGACACATCGGGCGGCGACCTCAGCTTTGCTGACATCACCACCATCACCGACCGGACGCAAAAGCAGGTGCCCACCACGCGCAGCCCGCAGACCCTGAGCATGACTGTGTTTGACGACGCCGCCCTCGCAGGCCAGATCGCGGTGCAAGCCGCCAGCGACCTGTCCACCCCGGCCGCCTTCCGCATCGTGTTTGCCAACAACTCGCGCATGGTCATCAACGGCTACTGGTCCATCAACAGCGCGCCTGCCGTGGCTGTAAATGCGCCACTCACCAACAACATCACCTTCAGCGGCCTGGCACTGGCCACCCGCTACGCCACCTAAACCGCAGCCAGCCAAAGCACACCCATGGACCTGTCAGACCTCAAGCGCCACGCCATCGCAGCCCGTGAATTTGCGGTGCCCGTGGGTGCGCAAGACGCGCCGCGCCACATCACCCTGCGCCTGCCTACCCAGCACGAAGTAGTGCTGGCGGCCCGCCGCAGTGGCCTGCACGGGGTGGAGGAAGACGCCGCCGCACACATCGTGCTGCAGCGCGCCTTGCTCCAGTTGGCCATGGTGGCCTGGGCCGGTGTAGTGGTGGGCGATGTGCTGCCAGGCCACCCCGAAGCGGCCCAGCCGCTGGAGTGGTCCGCAGGCGCCGCAGAGCTGCTGCTGGATGCGCAAACCGACTGGGCCCACACGCTGGGCAACGCACTCATGGAGCGCATGGCCGAGCGCAAGGCAGCAAAGGATACAGCCGCAAAAAACTAACCGGCCTGCTTGGGTGGCAAAAGTCCCAGGCAGACGCCAAAAAGTTGGAAGCGGCAGGCTTTGGCGGATTGGCCGCAGAGCCCCCGGTGCTGGACGCACTGGCCGAGCAAGCCCGCCACTGCTGGCACTTTTGCGGCGGCTGGGCGCCAGAGCGCTGGGTGGTTTATGGCTCCTTGTACGAAGTAAGTGACTGGCACCTTTTGATTGAACTGATGCAGGAAATACGAAGCAATGTCTGAAGTAAAAATCAAAATCTCTGCAGACGACGCCGCCAGCCGCGTACTCAGCCAGGTGCGCGCCAACATGGGCCAGTTGCAAGCCTCGGCCACCGCGCTCACCAGCGCCCTGGGCCTCATTGGCGGGGTAAGCCTGGGCGGCCTTGCTGTCATGACCAAGAGCGTGGTGGATGGCATCGACGCCATGAACGACCTCAAAGACGCCACCGGCGCCAGCATCGAGAACATCAGCGCCCTGGAAGACGTAGCCCTGCGCACCGGCGGCACCTTTGACACCGTGCAGACCAGCCTGATCAAGTTCAACCAGGTGCTCAACAGTGCAGAGGGCGGCAGCAAGACCGCCAAAGCGCTGGAAGCCATAGGCCTCAGCGCCGAAGCACTTAAAGCCGTAGACCCGGCAGAGGCCCTGCGCCAGACCGCCGTGGCCTTGGCAGGCTTTGCAGACGATGGCAACAAGGCACGCCTGACGCAAGAGCTGTTTGGCAAGAGCACCAAAGAGGTGGCCGCATTCCTGAAAGACCTGGCAGAGCAGGGCAAGCTCAATGGCAAGGTCACCACCGAGCAGGCCGAGGCCGCAGAGAAGTTCAACAAGCAACTCTTCGAGATTAAGAAAAACGCGCTCGATGTAGCGCGCATAGTGTCAGGCCCGCTACTCACCAGCATCAACGAGAGCGTTGAACGGTTCAAACTGGCCTACACCAGCGCGGGTGGTTTTTTGGAGGTGTTGGCCCTGTATGGTCGGCTTGATTACTCCAAAAATATCCAAGGAAATTTGGAAGTAGTGGAGCAGCAAATTGGTGCTTTGGAAGATCGCGCCAAGAGAATCACATCTGATTCAGTGATGAAGGGTAACGACAAGCAGATTCAAGACCTCAAGAATCAGGCCGCGTATTTGAAAGCGCTGCGCCAGCAAAAAATACTGGCATTGCAGGGCGACAACAGTGATGCCATCAGCCGCAAACTAGCTAGCTCATTAAGGAGTGTCGGCGACATCCCCGCCGACGACAAGGGCGCCGCCTCTGCCCTCAAGGGTGCAGCCAGCGCCGCCAAGCGTGCGCAAGACGACCGCATCCGCGCCGGGCGCGAGCTGGCCACCGCCTTGGGCAAGGCTGTGGAAGAGGGCAACGACATGTACAACAAGATGGTGGCCGAAGAGGCCCGCCTGGCCGAAAACGACGCCAAGCGCACCGCCGACTACCTGCGCGGCCTGCAAGCCGATGTCAACGCCGTGGCCGAAGGCAACCAGGCCATGGCCCTGCAGTTGGAAGAAATAGGCCTCACCACCCAAGAGCTGGGCGCCCTGCGCCTGGCGCGCATGGATGACACCGTGGCCCAGCTCGAGCAAACCCGGGCCACTGCGTATGCCAACGGCCTGAGCTACGAAGAGGTGGCCATCCTGGAGCAAAAGATCGAGCTGCTCAAAAAGCAGCGCGAGCTCACCGCCAGTGCCCAAATCAAAAACGCTGCCGCCGACAGCAAGAAAGACGCCGAACGCGCCAGCAAAGAATTTGCCACCACGCTCAACAATGACCTCAAGGGCGCCTTCAGCGCCGCCTTCCGCGACTCGCAAGACCCGCTCAAGGCCTTTGGCGATGCGCTGGAAAACGTTGTCTTCACCCGCGCAGCCACAGCGTTGGCCGACGCACTGGCAGAGGCCGCTTTGCAGCAAGTGGGCACCAGCGCCTTGGGCAGTGGTGGCGGTGGCATTGGAGACTTTTTCAGCAACCTGTTTAGCTTCGACGGCGGTGGCTCCACCGGCAGCGGCCCCCGCAGCGGTGGCCTGGATGGCAAAGGCGGCTTCATGGCCATGTTGCACCCGCAAGAAACCGTGGTGGACCACACCAAGGGCCAAAGCGCCGGCGGTGCGGTGGTCATCAACCAAACCGTGCACATCGACAGCCGATCAGACCAAGCCACCATCATGGCCGCCATGCACCGGGCCAAAGAAATGGCCAAGGCCGAGATTTTGCAAAGCCGCCAGCGCGGGGGGGCGTTCGCATAATGCCAACCCTCACCTGGCCCACCCTCAGCCGCAAGCTGCCCGCCAGCTTTGATTGGCAGCTCATCAGCAACACCCAGTCATTCCAGTCGCCATTGTCTGGGGCCGTGCAAACGGTGGAGATGCCTGGCGCCCGCTGGGCTGCGCAGTTTTCGTTTAATGCGCTCGATGCGAACGACGCCGCCGTGTGGCGCGCCTGGTGCGCCCAGCTCCGGGGCCAGTCGGGCCGCTTCACGCTGTGGAACATGGCACGCCCCACACCGCGCGGCATTGCCACCGGCACGCCCGTGGTCAGCGGGGCAGGGCAGACCGGCAACATCCTCACCACCAGCGGCTGGACACCCAGCACCGCAGGCATTCTGCGCGTGGGCGATTTCATTGGCGTGGGTGGCGAGCTCAAGATGCTGGTGGCCGACGCAGCCAGCAACGGCTCTGGCATTTCCACACTCACCTTTGAGCCACCGCTGCGCAACAGCCCGGCCAACGGCTCGGCCATTGTCACCACCCGGCCCACCGCCATCTTCAAGATGGACGAAGACTCCGCCCGCTCCATCACCACTGCGCCCGGGCTGGACTCCGTGAGCATTGCCTGCACAGAGGCCTGGTAGTCACATGGCAAACCGCGCCACCACCACCGCCACCAACAACGCCTTGGCCGCAAGCCAAGTGCGTGCCGTGGTCTTTGTAGAGATGGACTTCCCCAGCGGAATGCTGCGCATGAACAACTCTGCGCAAAACATGCAGTGGAACAGCCTGGAATGGCTGGGCGTAGGCCGGATTGGCAGCATCGAGCCCATCACCGAGGGCATGACGCTAGAGGCCCGTGGCCTGCGCTTTTCCATCAGCGGGGTAGACCCGGCCAGCATTGCCATTGCACTGGGCCAGCAGTACCAGGGCCGCGCCTGCCGGGTCTGGTTTGCCGCCCTAAATGAAGACTACACCGTGGTGGCCGACCCGTATCTCGTATTCAGTGGCCGCATGGACACGATGGACGTAGAGCTGGGCACCACCGCCAGCATCACCGTGGCCGCAGAGAGCCGCCTGGCCGACTGGGACCGCCCCCGCGTGCGCCGCTACAACAGCGCCGACCAAAACATCAGCTACCCATCGGACAAAGGCTTTGAGTTTGTCCCGCAAATGGTAGAGAAATCCATCCGCTGGGGCTATTGACATGATGCTTACCCGCCACCAAGACTGGCCCGAGCAGCTTGCCGCCCAGGTAGCCGCCGCGCAAGCCAAGCCCTATGTGCTGGGCCAGCACGACTGCCTGCGCTTCACTTGCCAGTGCATCGCCGCCATGTGCGGGGTTGACTTCTGGCCGCAATTCAGCGGCTACACCACCCTGCGCGAGGCGCAAGACAAGATCCACACCATCGCGCCCACCCTACAAGAGGCCGTGTGCCGTGTGCTGGGCCAAGAGCCAGCGCCCGTGCTGCTGGCCCGCCGGGGTGATGTGGTGGTGTTTGCCGACGCTGGCGGCCAGCACCTGGGCGTGTGCACTGGCGCCCACGTGGCCGTGCTGCAACGCCACGGCCTGGCACTGCTGCCCACCAGCCACAGCGGCATGGTGTGTTCTGTGAGGGTTGCGTAATGCCGGTATCTGTAGCAATAGCCGCCGTAGCATCCGCAGCCGGCACCGCCGCGTCTGCAGCGGTGTGGGGCACCTTCATGGCGGGCACCTGGTTTGCCGTGGCCACCAGCGCAGCCGTGTCCATGGTGGTGGGCGGTGCCTTGCGCAACGCCGTGGGCGGCGGCCGCAGTGGTGGCGGTGGCTCCAGCTTCACCGCCCAGGCGCAGGGCCGCGACCAGATCGTGCGCAGCGGCGTGGCAAACCGCACTATCGTGTATGGCCGCGCTATGGTGTCCGGCCCGCTAGTGTTTGCCGCCAGCAGTGGCGCCAGCAACGGCACGCTGCACCTGGTCATCCCCTTGGCCGGGCACGAGATCGACGGCATAGAGGACATCTATTTCAACGAAGTGGCCCTGGGCATTGCCCTCACCAGCGGCACACCCACGGCCAACGTGGCCAGCGGAGCCTATGCAGGCCGCGCCAACTTCACGTTGCACAGCGGCACCGCTGGCCAGGCTGCCAACGCCGAGCTGGTAGCACTGGGCGCTGGCTGGACTACTGCGCACACCTTGAGCGGCGTGGCCTACCTGGTGGTGAAGCTCACGTTCAACCAGGACGTGTTTCCCACCGGCATACCCAACGTCAAGTGCATCGTGCGCGGCAAAAAGCTGTACGACCCCCGCACTGGCCTCACTGTGTGGAGCGCAAACCCGGCCCTGCAAGTGCGCGACTACCTCACCAGCAACTACGGGCTGGAGGCCACTGGCGCCGAGATTGATGACACGCTGGTGATAGCAGCGGCTAACGTGTGCGACGAATCTGTGGCCATCTTGCCCAGCGGCACCGAGGCCCGCTACACCGGCAACGGCGTGGTGGACCTGGGCGACACCCCCCGCAGCATCACCGAGGCACTGCTCTCTGCAATGGCTGGTTTCGTCGTGTGGTCGGGTGGCAAGTATTTGGTTTACCCCGGCGCGTACAGCGCCCCTGCTGTCACCATCACCGCAGACGACCTGCGCGGCCCCGTGCGTGTGCGCCCCCGTATCAGCAGGCGCGATCTGTACAACGCGGTGCGCGGCACGTTTGTGAGCCCCAGCGTGTTCTGGCAGCCAACGGACTTCCCCACCGTGAGCAACAGCGCCTACGCCACGCAAGACGGTGGGCAAGTCATTTGGCGCGATGTGTCGCTGCCGTTCACCACATCCAGCGCCACGGCCCAGCGCATTGCCAAGCTGATGCTGGAGCGCTCTAGACAGGGCATCACCGTGGAAATGTCGGCCAAACTCACCACCTTCAAGGTGGCCACCTTGGACACGGTAATGGTCACGCTGCCACAACTCGGCTGGGCGGCAAAAGAATTCAAGGTGCTTGAATGGACCTTTGCGCCCGAGGGCGGCGTGGACCTGGTGCTGCAAGAGGAAACCGCCGCCAGCTACAACTGGAACAGCGGCCTGCAAACCGTGGTGGACCCCGCGCCAGACACCAACCTGGGCGACCCGCTGCTGGTGCAAGTACCTGGAGCGCCCACAGTAACTGAGAGCCTGTACCAAACCACAGGCAGTGCAGGCGTCAAGAGCCGCGCCACTGTGGAGTGGGTTGCCGTATCCGATGTGTTTGTCACTGGCTACCTGGTGGACTACAAACTGGCCGCAGATGCCACCTGGACCCTGCTGCCCGAGGTACGCACCAACACCGTAGACCTGCCTGACTTGGCGCCCGGCATCTACCAATTCCGGCTGCGCGCCGTCAGCACGCTGGGTGTGCGCAGTGCGTACAGCGGCACCACCACCAAAGAGCTGCTGGGCCTTACCGCCGCGCCGGGCGATGTGGCGGGCTTTAGCGTCACCAAAGTGGGCGGCGTGGCCTTGGGTAGCTGGGCGCTCACGGGCGACTTGGATGTGCGCATTGGCGGGCGCGTAGTGGTGCGCCACAGCCCGCAGACCACGGGCGCTACGTGGGCGGATGGTGTGATCTTGGAGGAATTTGCGGGCGACAGCGTGAGCGGCCTGCTGCCCCTCATGACCGGCACCTACATGATCAAGGCCAAAGACTCCACGGCCACCTACAGCACCAACGCCGCCAGCTTTGTGGCCACCGAAGGGCTGGTCACCGGGTTCACTACGGTGGCCAACAGCACGCAAGACCCTGCATTCAGTGGCACCAAGACCAACTGCACGGTGGTGAGTAGCGCGCTGCAAATCACCAGCGGCCTCACCGCAAGCTACGACTTCACCACCTACCTGGACATGACCACCGTGGCCACCCGCCGCGTGGAGGCCGACATTAAGGCGCTGAGTTTTGACACCAGCGCACTGATTGACGCGAAGACCGAGCTGATAGACACCTGGGACGACATAGACGGCGGCGTGGTGAACGACTGCGACGTAACCCTGTACTACGCCGCCACCAACGACAACCCCGCAGGCACGCCCGTGTGGGGGCCGTGGACGCCGTTTTTTGTGGCGGACGTAACGTGCAGGGCCTTGAAGTTCCGGCTCGACCTATTGAGCGGCGACAACGCCCACAACATTGCCGTCAGCACCCTGCGTGTGGACGTGAAAAACCCGGTTTAAAGGAGGCATATGAGCCAAAACGACATGAGCCTGGCCAACGCGAGTGGCGCCGCGTTTAGGGCAGACGCGAACAGCGCACTGCAAGCCCTGGTCAGCAACAACAGCGGAGCCACCGCGCCCGCCACCACCTTTGCCTTCATGTGGTGGGCCGACACCACGGCCGGCATCTTGAAGCAACGCAACGCGGCCAACTCGGCTTGGATTGATGTGCTGACGCTGAGTACTGGGCGGCCCACAGGCGCAGCAGCATCCGGTCTTGTAACTGCATCCGGCCTCACGCAGACAACCGCGCGCATGCTTGGACGGACTACGGCATCCACGGGAGCAGTGGAAGAAATCAGCATCGGTGCAGGTCTAACGCTTGCGGCTGGTACTTTGTCGGTGTCTGGACGAGTAATAGCCCAGATTCAAACATTCCAAACTGGCACTATGTCAGTCGGCACAACAACCATTCCCGCTGACAACACCATCCCCCAAATCACGGAGGGCGACCAATATCTAAGCCTTGCGTTTACGCCTACCAACGCCAGCAGCACACTGGAAATAGATGTTGAATGGATCGGATCAAACGGAGCTGGTAGCACAACAACCGTAGCACTTTTTGAAGTTGGTACTGCAAATGCTTTATCAGCAGCAGGGCACGCGCCGGGTTCACTGTCCCTTATGTCGGTTCCCCTTAAACACTTGGTTTCGGCAGGGTCTACATCAGCGCGCACCTATTCCGTTCGCGCAGGGTCTTCGTCAGGCTCGACACTCACATTCAACGGCGTGAGCGCAGCTCAGTTCTACAACGGCGTCATTGCTTCGCGCATCACGATTAAGGAGTATTTGCCATGAGTTTCAAAGTAGTGCGCGTCAACGGCGTGGCCGTGGCCTTCGGTCCGAATGAGGAGTTTTACGAACCCGGCATGCCTTATGTGATTGAGGATGATGCGCCCACGCTTGCGCCAGCAGTGCCACAACGTGTAAGCCGTTTTCAAGCAAAAGCCGCGCTTTTGGGTGCTGGCCTGCTTGAGCAGGTAGAGGTGTACATGGCCCTGCCTGACACGCCAATGGTTACCAAGCTGGCTTGGACTGAGACCCAAGATTTTGAGCGCGCATCCCCCACGGTTGCAGGTCTTGCGGCGCTGCTCGGACTAACAGCGGGGCAAGTGGACGCGCTTTTTGTAACAGCATCGGGGATATCGGCATGAGCGACCACGCCATGACAGTAGTTGAGAAGGTGGCTTCCATCCCCCCGGCTGCCGTGTTTGTCACGAGCATCACCGGATTGGTGAACTGGCAAGACATTTTCTACATCGTATCCATCCTCTGGGTGCTGATTCAGATTTGTTTCCGGCTGCGCAAAGAGTGGGATGGCCGCAATAGACCACCGGAGCAGGCGCCATGAAACTCTCGCCGCACTTCACCCTGGCAGAGCTGACCGCAAGCAACAAAGCCGCGCAGCTTGGCCTCAAGAACACGCCACCGTCCGAGCTGTTGCCCCCGCTGATCTTGCTGGCCGAGCTGCTGGAGCGCATACGTACCACGCTCAAGACCCCTGTGATCGTGACCAGCGGCTACCGTAGCCCCCCGGTGAATCGCGCCGTGGGTGGCGTCACCAGCTCCGACCACACGCAAGGCCATGCCGCTGACATTGTGGCCCCGGCCTATGGCTCCGCGTCAGATGTGGCCGAAGCCTTGGCCCCGCTGGTGAGCGTGCTGGGTATAGGTCAGCTAATTCTGGAAGGCGTGAAGGGCAAGCAGTGGGTGCATGTGTCCACGCGCTCCCCAGAGAAGGCTGTCAATCGAATCCTGACCATCACCGACAAAGGGCTGGCCGTGGGAATAGTGAGGATTGCATGAACTTCGGCGCTCGATTCATTCTCGGCTTGGTGGTCTTCTGCCTGCTGTCATTCGCTGGCGTGAACTTTGCGCGTGCGGGTTCCTGTGAAGTCGTCCCAGGCCCGGTGCGCTGGGAGACTGGCACGCTTGGCAAGCATCTCTACGTGCCATGCGTGGGCGGCACTCATATCGGCTTGAGCTGCACCCATGCTGTGTGTGACCCTGCCAAGTTCGGCGGGGTGATCGCAAGCATCTACACCGCTGCGGATCGGGAGGCGGCATATGCGGCGGCAGTCAAGACCTACCTGCCTTGGAGCTGTGACGCTCCACCCGACGCGACAGCCATTGCCCTATGCGCAGAGCGTGCGGCCATCCTCAAGCCTCCAGTTTGGCGCGTCAAAGCCAATGGCACCGCCACAACCCGGCCAGCTTACTCGCTGACCAATGGCGTTGTGGGCACCGTCATCGTTGCGCGTGCGCCCGTGGGTGCTGTGTGTGACCTCACTAAACCAACTGCCCCGGCCACGCTGGGCGACATTCGCGCCGAGTACGGAGTTGCGCGGGTGGTGACTATTTGCTCGAAAGGCACACCATGAAACTCATAGCTAACTGGAAGAAGGCTTACCGCATGTTGTCGGTGCAGGCTATGGCATTGGCCACGGCAATACAAGGTACGTGGGTGATGTTCCCAGAAGATTTACGTGCCGGGGTTCCTCCCAACATCGTCTACATGATCACCATGGGGCTGCTGGTGTTCGGCATCCTTGGGCGGCTGGTCGACCAGCCAAAAACAAAATGAACCCTTACCTGATCATCGCCGCGATGTTGGTCGCGCTGGGTGCTGGCGCTGGGGGCTTCAAGCTGGGTGCAGATCACCAGTTGGCGGCCCAAGCCCGCGAGCAAAACCACATTGCCGAGGCAGTGGACGCGGCCAACGCGGCGGCAGCGCAAGCCATTGCCCAGATCAAACCAAAGTACACCACCATTCAAAACGAGGTGCAGCGTGAAATTCGTACAAATACTGTTTTTGCTGACTGCAAGTTACCTGCTGACAGCCTGCGCCTGGTTAACCAAGCCCTCAACGGTGGAGCCGAAGCCCCTGGCGGTGGCAAGCTGCCCGGTGCTGACGCCCCTAAGCGATGACACCTTTGGCGCGGTAACGGCCAAGCTGGTGGAGGTGAGCGGGATTTACTACCAATGCCGCGCGGCTGCGGGCGTCAAATGACAGAAGCAATTAAGGCTCTGCGGGCCTATCGTTTGATGCTGAAAAAGCAGGAGAAGACCGGGGACGCAGAAGTGGTGGCGCGGTGCATTCGGGTGCTTGAGAGGGCGGGTAAGTAG